GCAGAAACAGGGTCAAGACGGTAGCAATAGGATTGATGATGTGTGTTGGGGGGTTCATGCTGGGTTACGGAGTACCGGCTTTGGTGTTCACTGCCATCTTGGAAGCCCCGGCACCAACACGCACCCCCGCGGCACCGCGGTTCACTGATCGCGTACAGCAGTCGCTCAAGGGCGTGGTTCATGTCCAGTGCCCCAACTGGCAAGGTTCGGGGTTCGTGGTCGGTCCCCGGCTAATCGTGACTGCACGCCACTGTGTCGAGGGCGTAACCAGCTTCCTGATCACCACCAACGACGGCCATCAGGTCCGGGCGACCCGTGCCATCAGCGATAAGGCCCATGACGTTGCGTTCGTCTGGATCGACGATCTGACCTGTGTAGCCGAGGAGAGGGGCACGTTGGCACACGAGGTCGTGTTACATCCGTTGCCTATGGGTAACATAGCAGATTGTGTGCTGGGCCAGAGCGTGTACGTGATCGGGTCCCCGTATGGCAAGATCAACTTCAACGCCCTGTCCGTAGGGGTTATATCGGGCGTCAACCGAGACTGGAGCGAGTGTGGAGACAGCTATGGCTGGAAAGTGGCGTTCACGGTTGATAGCGCTGGTCATCCTGGCAACAGTGGTTGTCCAGTGTTTACCACTGACGGTGTGGTTCGGGGCATCTTGGTCGGCGGTTTTAGTCCGGTGCTTATCAGCGTTATGCCTTGTGATCTATTTGTTGAAGACACCAACATGATCGCCGGGATGTTCGCCTTGGATCGGTACGAACACGAGAAAGCCGCGGAACCCGAGGTCTGGAGCTACGGTTACGTGATCGAGAGCGAGGACCTGGGCCGAGTGGGGCATGACTGATGCCCGCCAAATCACGCAAACAATTCAGACTGATGTCCGGGATCGCCGAAGGCAGCATCAAGTCGAAGGGTAAACTGACCCCGGCTGTGGCCAAGGAGTTCGTGTCCGGGCAGAGTCAGGCCGGGTTGCCGGAACTGTACCGTCAGGCCAAGCCTCACCGACGCCGAGACTGGAGGTTCACATGAGCGAGCAGTGCAGTGGGTGTTCGGCCACGGCAACGATTATGATGGGTTTTTGTAAGAGTTCGACTCACGAGGGGAGTAGACCATCTGCAATATACCTGTGCGATAAGTGTACTGAATTGACGACAGAAAAATACAAGACTATGGGAAAACCGGGACAGATTATAATCCTGCCGATAGGGCCTGTATCCGCAGTCTGGCATGACGAAGCCAATAGGAGAGTAGCGTGAGTAAGAGCTTAACAGCTTTCCTGAAACAGATAGGCGACGAGAAGGTTAGTATCGTCATTAATGGCAAGGTCAAGAAGGTATCCAGAACCGAGGCTCTTGCTCGACGATTGTACGTTATGGCTATGGGTGGGGTTGAGAATGTTGTCGCAGTTGATGGGACTATTATCGAGGTGATCCACAAGGCCAATCACAAAATAGCCAAGGATATACGAGAATATACCGAAGGGAAAGCTGCGATTGAACCAGCCAAAGAGAAAGAGAAGGGAGCCAAACCGGGGCAGTTCACCAGTGAGACGGCTGGTAGGTTGAACGACAGGTTGGGAGGTGTAGAATAAGCAGACACTATCAAACAACGCGCCCCACACTGTCAGAGCCTTTTCCTATCCCTTTGGAAAAATGGATCGATCCCAAGACAGGCATAACCATCCCCAAACACCGGGACGCCAATCTCGCATGGCGCATGGACCTACTTGAGAAGGCCAGCAAGGACAAGGGTATGCAGCAGGATTTGCTTGATGCCTGTGCGGAGTCGCAGTTGTTCTGGCTGAATACATTCGGCATGACGTTTCACCAGTTCGACGTAGCTCCTGATGGAAAGAGAACCGAGTCCGCTCACGCCGATCAGCCCATGATCTCGTGGCCAGTCCAAGACAACCTGTTGACCAGGTTCGAGGAGGGGGTTAAGACCGGCGACGACATCCTGATCGACAAGGCCCGCGATATGGGGGCCTCGTGGTGTTGTGTCTATTTCATGCACTGGCTGATGTTGTTCCGCAAATCAAAGAAACCGACCGAACTGCTGGAGATGTCCAGAAACGAGGATTACGTTGACAAACCGGGCAATATGAAGGCGTTGTTCCAGAAGCATGATTTCATCAATCAGTGGTTGCCCGATTGGATGCGGCCCCCCGGTTGCTTCCGTGGGCAGAAGAACCGATCTCACATGCACTGGCATAACCCGATAACCAACGCCACCCTTGATGGCGAGAGCACTACCAAGCACGCGGCCCGCGGCGACCGGCGTCTGGTGGGCCTCTTGGATGAGTTTGGGGCGGTGCAGAACGGGGCGGCTATGCGTATGGCCTCCCGGGATGCCTGTTTGGTGCGGATCATCAACTCGACCTCGGTTCCGGGGTCCGAATACAACAAATGGCGATCTGACAAGACCATCAAGGTCTTCATCATGCCGTATTGGGAACACCCGGACAAGGGTGCGAACCGATATGTGAAGCAAACGAAGACTGGAAAATGGGAAATCCGGTCTCCCTGGTTCGATAAAGAGGAAAAAGATCGTGGTGCCAAGTATATGGCGACCGAAGTGCTCCGTGAGGATACCGAACCGGGTCTGAGTTTCTTCCAGATACAGAACATCGACAACCACGAGGCTATGTACGCCCGGCCACCCAGTTCGGTGTGGGACATCAAGTGGCGAAAGACCCTCGGGTACGAGGATGTGCGGCATTACGTCGAAACCAAGGACAGGAGTATGCTGTTCGCAGTGGAACGGGCCGGAGGACCCCTCAAGATTTGGTGTGATCTGATCGACGGCAGGCCGGATCAGACGTTGAGCTATATTTTCGGGATCGACACGGGTAAGGGCCAAGGAGCGTCGAACTCGATCATCAGTGTCAAGTGCAAACAGACCAACGAGAAGGTCGGTGAGTGGGCAGACGCCACATATCCGCCTTATGACTTCGCCCAGATCATCATAGCAGTGGCTATGTGGTTCGGCGGGGCCAAGCCGTTTCGACTCCCGTTTTTGAAATGGGAGAACAACGGCCCCGGGTGGGATTTGGGTCGGATTATCGTTAAGAAGTGTCTGTACCCGTACTTTTATCGGAATGAATCAGTCGGAAAGACAACGACCAGGAAATCAGATCAGTATGGTTTCCAGATGTCGCGCGAGAGCAAATACCTGTTGCTGTCTCAGTATGACAAGGCCCTGGGCGATGGCACGTATGCCAACCGATCCAAGATCGCACTCGAAGAAGCACGTATGATAGTCCACTTTTCGAGTGGTGGGATCGGTCCAGCATATCTGATGCAGGAGAGCGCAAGCGCCAAGAAGACACACGCAGACCGGGTGATCGCTGATGCTCTGACCATCGACCATCACGACGCACCCGGTAAGGTGGTGAGTAAGGTCAAGACGCCACCCAGAAACTCAGCAGGGTATCGGTTCACACAACACAGAAAGAACATGAAACAGCGGCGCAGCGCGGTTAGCCGCGGGTTTGATTTTAGGAGTTAAGGTGAGATGCCAGAGACAGTAACCCCAACGCAGGTCGAAGAGATCGTGATGATGGGTTTCGACCGCGTGGAGCGTTTCAACAAAGTCACCCGTATGCTTTTTAAGAGTTATGTTCCTGAGTATTATCAGAGCGAGGGGAAACGCGACGTCTCCGAACCCATCAACCTGGTTTTCAACACAGTTCGGGCTTTTGTTCCGAACCTCGTGATGAAGAACCCGATCACTCGCGTTACAACCCCCTATGTAGCCCATAAGGGGTATGCCGATCTGCTCGGCATGGGTCTTGATTCAGTGTCCAGACAGATCAACCTCAAGGACGAACTCCGGGCCTGGATCACAAACGCCCTGTTCGGCTGGGGGATTATGCGGACTGGTATCAAGGCCACCGGCGAACAACTCAACTTTGATGACGTGCTGATAGACAATGGACAGGTGTACGCCCGCAACATCAGTCTGAGTAACTTCGGGTTTGATCCCACTTGTACACACATCAACCGAGCCAAAATGCTGTGGGATCGGGTAACGGTCCCGAGACAGGTTCTCCTTGATACGGACGGGTACAATCACGACGTCATAACGGCGTTGCCGAGTTCGCCGTCGAATCAAACGAAGAGCAACGCCGATCAGACGAGATCGAGCGAAGCCAAGTTTGCGATGACCAAACTCCAGGATGAGGTGGACGTGGTGCAGATATATGTGCCGGAAGTCGAGTCTTGGATACTGATGGGTGATCCCAAACAGAAACGGCAGGGCAAGTACATCAACGTGGCGGAGTACAACGGACCGAAGGAAGGTCCTTATACGTTCTTGTCGTTCTCTCCCCCGGTTGATGAGAGCCCGTTTCCGGTTCCACCTGTGGCCGTGTGGTATGAATTGGCACGTCTTACAAACCGTATTTTCAATAAGATGGTGCGCCAATTCGAGAACCAGAAAGACATTGGGTTATACAATCCTGCGTTGCAGGATACCGTCACCCAGATCGAAGAGGCTGTAACGAACGATTGGGTCCCCACGATGGACCCCAAGGGCATACAGGTTGTGTCGTTCGGCGGGCAGAACCCAAACAACGAGCGATTCCTTTCTGAACTGAACACGATCTATAACTCGATGGCCGGGAACCCCGAACTCATACAGGGTCAGTCCATACCCGGAGGCAAGGGCACAACTGCCACCGCCGTACAGGCGCTGCAAGGTAATGCGTCGATCAATATCGAGGACATGCGCGATATAGTGTACGACAAGACCGCCGACGTTCAGCGGGACATCGCCTGGCATCTGCACACTGATCCGTTCATTGAGTTACCGTTGACCAAACGTAGTACGGGTGGTGAAGAGGTTCAACTGTTCCTCACGCCCGAGCATCGCATGGGTGACTTCTTGGACTTCGCGTTCAAGATCGTGGCCCGGTCCATGTCCAAGATGGACCCGATGGTACGTTCAAAGAAGATCGTGGATTTTTGCACCAACATCATACCTGGTGCTGCCCAGACCGCGTTGGTCCTAATGCAGATTGGCCAGCCGTTCAACATCAATCGGTATCTGTCACAAGTGGCGTTCGAGATGGGAATAGAGGACATCGTACAGGACCTGTTCGAGGACCCAGAGTTCCAGCAGAAGATGGAAATTATGCAAATGCTCGGGCCTCAGAATCCGGGTAAAGCAGGAACTGGGAACTCCGCAACAGGGGCGGCTCAGAATAAGGGGAACCCGCAGGCACGACCTGTGACGTCGGCCAAACAAGATTCTAACGCACAGAGCCAATCGTCGGCTGCTGTTGCACAGAGTACGAACCAAGGGGTAATCTAATGGCAGGACACCGATTCATCTGTGACAGAGACGGAACCGTGGTGACAGATACCACTTGTATGGGGGATCACCCATGTCCCAAATGTAGCGAAGAAATGCGGTGGGACATCCGAAATGGGGGTTTTGCGATAGGTGGTGGCGGCGACTACCACCACACCTCGGATACGCTTGCCATCCACCCGTCTGATATTCCTGAACACCGTAAGCTCTTTCCGGGGGTGGATGTGACACCAGAGGGACAGCCAATGTTCACAAGTGCAAGACAACAGGAGAAGTACGCTGAGAAATCGGCGGGGTGTTACAAGAAAGCACAGAAAACGAAGTCCCAATTGGGAAGAACCAAACTATAAATAACCGACCCCCGCGAAGGGGCGGGCCGACTTATTATAGGAGAAAAAGATGTTTGACGACACGATTACAGACGAAGAACAGAAGCAGATGGAAACAGAAAGAACCGAAGCAGCAGAAGCATATGAGAAGGTGCTTGACCATGCTGGAGAGAATTTAGCTGCGTTGCGAGACGATTCTACCCCGGAGCCAGAGCCCGGTCCTACCCCGGACCCAGAACCGGAACCGGAGCCGGAACCCGACCCTCAGTCTGAAGACGAGCCTGAGCCGGAACCCGAACCCGAACCGGAACCAGAACCGGCAGGAGATGAGCCAGAACCAAAACCGGCAGACAAGAACGCACTTACGCAGGCCGAGGTCCGTGCGGCCATACACAACGGATGGTCCCAGGAAGACATAGATGAGTTGGTAGAGGCGAACCCTGGGCTTGCAAAAAAGACCTGTACCAAAGCGCTGGAGAGCCAGAACAACCTGTCACAGAAGTTCTCGGAGTTGGGCAAGACCCAGGCTGCTGCACCAGCAACACCTGCCGTGCCTGCAATTCCGGCCCCTGATCCCAAGCCGAAGTCTGCGATTGACTTCACCGCTCTGGATAAGGAGTATGAGGGCGACCCCATCGTGGGTGTGCTGAAGCAGGTTGTCGATCAGAATCAGGCACTGGCTGTTGAGATCGGTACGTTGCGAGAGTCCGCCCCAAAAGCTGACGCCGCAGTATCCGCCGCCCAAACACAACACGACGCGGCAGTGTCTCAGCAGATCGACACGTTTTTTGAACGACCTGATGTAGCAGCATACGGTGACACGTATGGTGTGGTTGGGAAGGGCTCAAGGGATTGGGACGGTCTCACA